GCGGGATCCAAGAGCGAGGGCATCCGCTACCAGGCTGGCGCCGGCGAACAGCTTCGCGCCGAGGTTGCCCTGTATGAGCGGTCGATGGACCGGCTCGGCAAGTTCCTCGCCGACTATGGCCGCCTCGGAATCGACGAACGCCTGGCGAAGATCACCGAGACTCAGGCCGAGAAGGTCATCGCCGCCATCGACGCGGCGCTTGTCCACGCCGGCGTCACGGGGAAGACGGCAACCGAAGCCAAGCAGGTTGCCGCGCGTCATCTACGAGCCGTCTAGACCGCGGGGGCGCCCATGGACGCGCTGCTGCTCGCCGCCGACCGGCTTGAGGATGCCGCTGAAGACGAGCAGACCGCAGTCGCCTACCTGGCCGACCCCGCACGGTGGGTCGACGAGAAGCTCGGCGAATACCTGTGGTCCCGGCAGGTTGACATTGCCAGCTCCGTTAGGGACCAGCGGCTCACCGCAGTTCAGAGTTGCCATGGGACTGGGAAGAGCTTTGTAGCGTCTCGTTTGACGGCGTGGTGGCTGGACACGCACCCGCCCGGCGAGGCGTTCGTGGTCACCACAGCCCCAACCGGCGACCAGGTCAAGGCGATCCTCTGGGCGGAGATCAACAAGGCGTTCGCGAAGGCCGAGTCCCGCGGCACTCCGTTCCCGGGCCGTATCAACGAGACCGATTGGAAGTTCGACAAGTTCCTCGTTGCGTTCGGCAGGAAGCCCAGCGACTACAACCCGCACGCGTTCCAGGGCATCCACGCCAAATACGTACTCGTGATCCTCGACGAGGCCTGCGGTATCCCCAAGCAGTTCTGGACCGCGGCCCTTGCGATCGCCACCGGTGCACACTGCCGCATCCTCGCTATCGGCAACCCTGACGATCCCGGGTCTCACTTCGCACAGGTCTGCACCTCCGGCCGGTGGAACACGATCAAAATCGCGGCGCAGGATACGCCGAACTTCACCGGCGAAACAGTCCCCGCAGACCTCGCCGACATGCTCGTCTCCCGCGCCTACGTGCAGGACATGGCCGATGAGTTCGGCACCGAATCGCCCACCTACCTGTCCAAGGTGGACGGCGAATTCCCCTCCGACGCGGACGATGGCGTAGTCCGGCTGTCCAAACTGATGGCCTGCACGCGCGAACCGGCCCAGCCTCACGCGCCGGCACGCCTTCAGCCGGTCGAACTCGGAGTGGACCTCGGCGCAGGCGGCGACGAAACCTGCATCCGCGAACGGCGTGGCCTCGTCGCCGGCCGCGAATGGCGCAGCCGGGAAAAGGACTCCGAGAAGGTCGTTGACCAGATCGTCCAGGCAATTCGGGCAACCGGCGCTACCAAGGTGAAGGTTGACTCGATTGGCATCGGCTGGGGCATCGTTGGCTCGCTGCGGGCCAAACGCAAGCAGGGGCTGCACGCCGCTGAAATTGTCGGAGTGAACGTCAGCGAGACGTCCACGCAGCCAGAGAAGTACGCCCGGCTGCGCTCGCAGATCTGGTGGGAGGTCGGGCGGCAGTTGTCCGAGGACGGCGGCTGGGACCTGTCGCAACTCGACACCACAGACCGGGACCGCCTCGTGACGCAGCTGACGGCTCCCAAGTACAGCCTGGATGCCACCGGCCGGATCGTGGTGGAGAAGAAGGAAGAAACCAAGAAACGCCTTGGCCGCTCCCCCGACAACGCTGACGCCTTGCTGTTGGCGTTCTACACGCCGTTGGTCCCCAAGCCAGGAATCAGGATCGTGCGATGACTACTGCAACCGTCGGCGCCCACACCCGCCAGCCCGTGAACCGCTGGGCGCCCGCACGCCAAGGCTTCGCAGCGTGGCGGCGACGGACGGCCATCAAGATTCGGCAGGCGTCGGTTCACATCGTCGGCGAGCAGGCCACCGCCCGCAAGATCGTCATGACCGCCGCGGCTCTCGGCTTCCTCGACGCGGCCGCCTGGGACTACCGGACCATCGCCGGGCTGGCCGCAACGGGCGTTTCAATCGCCCTGTTCAACGAGTGCATGAACTGACCTGCGCCGCACGTACCGCCTGAATCACCCGGCTGGAGGTGCAGGCGTGGTCCGGTCGGTTTTTAGTGTCGTCGGCTCGATGTTCAACAAGAACACCAACGCCTCGCCCATCCCCTACGCCGGACCAGCCAACAGGGCTGGCTTCAGCAACATGTTCGCCAGCAACGACAACGAAACCTACATGCGGACCATGGGCTCCGCAGGCACCGTTTTCCAGATCGTGTCGCTGCTCGCGTCGTCCACCGCCGCAGCCGAATGGCGCCTGTACCGCAAGGCCAAAGCCGACGGCCGCGTCCGCTACACCACCGGCGACCAGGGTTCCGACCAGCGCACCGAGGTACTTCAGCACCTGGCGCTGAACGTGTGGAACCGCCCGAACCCGTTCTACACCGGGCGCCGGTTCCGTGAGGCCTCGCAGCAGCACGCCGAGCTGACCGGCGAGCAATGGTGGGTCATCGCCCGCGACTCCCGGGCCACCTTCCCCACCGGAATGTGGCTGGTCCGGCCTGACCGGATGGAGCCGATCCCGTCGGCCGAGAAGTTCATCGCCGGCTACGTATACACCGGGCCGTCCGGCGAGAAAGTCCCGCTGGAACCGAACGAAGTGATCTGCACCGCCTACCCCAACCCGCTGGACCCGTACCGCGGGTTGGGCCCGGTGCAGTCGGTGCTCGTCGACCTCGACGCCATGCGGTACGGCAGCGAGTGGAACCGCAACTTCTTTATCAACGGCGCCCAACCCGGCGGCGTCGTCGAAGTGCCGACGAACATGAACGACGACGAGTTCGACCAGTTCTCGACGCGGTGGCGCGAATCCCACCAGGGTGTGTCCCGGGCACACCGGGTCGCGATCCTCGAGGGCGGCGCCAAGTGGGTCGGTACCCAGATGTCCGTCAAGGACATGGACTTCTCCAACCTGCGCGACCAGTCCCGCGACGTCATCCGCGAGGCCTGGGGCATCCACAAGGCGATGCTCGGCAACTCTGATGAGGTGAACCGCGCAAACGCGGTCACCGCCGAGGAAGTTTTCAGCCGCTGGAAGATCCAGCCGCGCCTTGACCTGCTGCGAGACACCCTTAACCACCAGTTCCTGCCGCTGTTCGGTTCCACCGGCGAGAACGTCGAGTTCGACTACATTAACAACAGCGCTGACGACCGCGAAGCAGACAACGCCGAACTCACCGCCAAAGCCAACGCCGCCGCGGTTCTGGTGCAGGCAGGTTTCGATCCCGAAGCGGTTTGCGAAGTCGTCGGACTGCCCGACATGCCGCTACTTGCACTGCCGCAGCCCGCGCCTGCCCCCAAGCAGCCCGACCCAGCTGCCGCGCCGACCGAAGACGACTTCGGCAACCAGGCCCGCGAGATCATCACCATCAAGGCACTGGCAAACGCCGCTGCAGCCGACCACGACCCCGCTGCCGTGGACCTGTCCGAGATGGACGCACAGCACCAGCAGGCCACGGATCAACTCTCGGCCCAATACCAGCAGCAGATCACCCCGGACCAGCGGCAGCAGGCCCTCGACCAGATCCGGCAGCTTGTCGAAACCGAGGCGATCGCCAACCTCGGGAACCTGATCATCGATTACGAGCTGGCGAAAGCGCTGATTCTGCTGGCGATGCTTGCGTTCGGAAAGACCGCGGCGAAGCAGGCCGCGAAGGAAGCCGCGCAGCAGGGCGTCACCATCACCGCGGTCGCGCCGTCCTCCGTGCAGCTTGAGGGGCTCGCCGAATCCACGGCGTCGCTCATGGCATCCGAACTGGCAACCTCGGCCGGCCGCGAAGCTGCTCGAGTGGCCGGCGGAACGGCAACGCCCAGCGCGGATGTTGTCGTGGCCCACGTGGAGAAGTTCCTTCAGGGGCTGTCCACCGCCGGCCCCGCAGCCCACCTCGGCGGCGCACTCGCTGCGGCAGCCAACCAGGCGCGGCACGGGACGTTCACTGCCGGACCGAAGTGCGAACTGATCGCCAGCGAGGTTAGGGACTCCAACACCTGTCCCAGCTGTTTCGAAATCGACGGCCACTCGTTCGGCTACTCCGACGATCCGGATGCCGTTGCCGCGGCGTCCGCCGCCTACCCCACGTCGGGCTACATCGGCTGTGAAGGCGGCGAACGCTGCCGCGGAGCGCTGATCGCACGCTACGAGGTGCAGGCCGAACCGGGGAACCGTGGCGGTGACGACCTCGCGGTGATGCTTAAGAAGCTGGTCGACGTCCTCGAGCCCTCGGCGCCGCACGTTAACGGACACCACCACGAGAAGGCGAGGGCGTGATGGACCTGTCGCGGCTGAAGACCACCCGGCGCATTGCCAACCTCAAGGCCGGCCGCAATGACTGGTACAAGGTCATCAAGGCGCAGGCCGTAGACCAGCCCACCCAGGTCATGGTCTACGACGAAATCGGCTGGTTTGGGGTCACAGCGCAGGACTTCATCAACGAGCTCAAGGGCGTCAGCGGGCCGATCGATCTACACCTCAACTCCCCTGGTGGGGACGTATTCGACGGTTTAGCGATCTACCAGTTCCTAGCCGGCCGAGGTGGCGTCACCGCCTACGTCGACTCGCTTGCGGCCTCGATCGCGTCGGTCATTGCGATGGCCGGGTCCGAGATCGTCATGGGCCGCAACGCAGCCCTCATGATCCACGACGGCTGGGGCATGTGCGTCGGCAACGCCGCGGACATGCGCAGCGAAGCCGACCTTCTGGACCGCGTCTCCGACAACATCGCCGATGTCTACGCCAGTCGCACCGGAAAGCCCGTCGATGAGTGGCGCAAGCTGATGCTCGCCGAGTCGTGGTTCTTCGGACAGGAAGCAGTGGACGCGGGCCTGGCCGACCGGCTCGCACCCAATGCCAAGCCTCAGACGTCGTCTGCCGAATCGAACGACGACTCGGTGACCGCAGCGATGAACGCGCACTTCGACCTGTCGGTTTTCCGCAACACGCCCGACCGGCTGAAGACGATGTACGCCAGCGCCGAACCCGTCAGGGTCGGCATTGACTACACCGCGCCCGAATCTGCCGCGGAAGATTTCGCCGCCTTTCTGCGCCAGAACATCCGGGTCCGAAACCAGGCGGACAGCGCAAAGGCCGAGCCGCCGCCGGGGCCGGAGCCGGACACCCCGACGCCCGCCGAGCCGCCCTCAATTCCACAGCCTTCCAACGAAGCCCCGGACGATACGGACCGGGGCCTTTCCATGCCCGCCGGAGGACCCATGGGCAAGAACGAACAGCCGCCAGGCATCCCCCGGGACGACTTCAAGGCATGGCTCGAGCAGGGGATGCAGCTCGTCGAAGCCGCGACTGCCGCACCGTCCAACGCGGGCCCCATGCACGAGCCCTACGACGGCACACACACCCATGCTCACCCGGCGTTCGGCGCCCAGGGCGAGGACGACAGCCACGAACACGAGCACACCCATAACGGCGATGCCGACCACCATCACGAACACGGTGATGACGACGGCGAAGAGTCCGACGCCGACGGTGGCATGCAGAACGAGACGCCGGCGCGGGTGCTCGGGATCGAGTCGATGCCGCTGCTCGACAAGGCCCTGGCTGTGCATCACACGGACACGGTTGACGAACCGTGGGACGGGCCGGCCGCGGTCGCGGCGATGCCGAACGACGATGCGGTGCTGCGGTACTGCCACGCCTGGATGTCCGACGAAGCCGCATCCGAGACGCCGAAGGAAGGCGACGACGACGCGGACGACAAAAAGGGCAACTACCGCTTTCCGCACCACAAGACCAAGGGTGGACCGGCAAACATCCCCGCCTGTCGCAACGGCCTTGCACGCCTGGAGGGATCAAAGATCCCCGACTCCGACAAGCCTGGGGTGAAGGCCCACTTGCAGGCCCACCTTGACGACGCCGACAAGTCCGACGACGACGGCGCCTCCAACCACTCCCACGAAGACCTCGGCGACGCCTGGGCGTGGGACCCCGATGAGTTCAAAAAGGCCATGGAAGGGGCCCAGTAATGACGATCACCATTCCCGAAGCCCCACATGAGCTCGAGGAAATGCTCGCCGACGGCGCCAAGATGCAGGCCGTCGCCAAGGAGGGCAAGCTGCTGGACGTCGTCAAGGCGTACCAGAAGACCATCGCCAAGAAGGACCCGGAAATCCAGGCCCAGATCCGCGAGGGCGTGCAGCTGGGCCTGGCCGAGTACCTCGACAAGCACGGCGTCGGCGAGAAGGACCGGCCGCCGGTCGACCTCAGCAACGGCCCCGCCGCCACGCCGCGGATCCGCGGCGCCGAACGCCGCGGCAAGCAGACCTCGGCGATGCGGGCACTGCACAACCACCGCGCCCCGGGCCGGAAGGTCGACGACATCTTCGTCGACTCCAGCGAGTTCTTCCAGGCCATCCACTGGGACGAGACGCGGGTCGCCCGCAACGCGGACCTGGCCAACAAGCGCGTCAAGCTCCAGGAGATCATGAACTCCTTCGGGTCCGAGGTGCCCGCCGACGGCGGGTTCCTTATCCCGGAGACCCTGCGCAGCGACCTGCTCGAGGTCGCCCTCGAGCACGCGATCGTCCGGCCCCGCGCACAGGTCATCCCGATGGAGTCGCTGCGAGTCCCGATCCCCACGATCGACTCCACCAGCAACGTCTCCTCCGTCTTCGGCGGCATCATCTGCTACTGGACCGAAGAGGCCGCGGCCCTCACCGAGTCCCAGGCCAGCTTCGGCCGCGTCGTCCTCGACGCCAAGAAGCTGACGGCCTACGCCGAAGTCCCCAACGAACTGCTCGCAGACGCCCCCGCGTTCAGCGGTTTCTTCGACGACAAGTTCCCGGCCGCCCTCGCCTGGTACGAGGACATCGGCTTCATGAACGGCACCGGTACCGGCGAGCCCATCGGCTACGTCAACTGCCCGGCCTCCGTCCAGGTCGCTGCCGAAGCCGGACAGCCGACCGCAACGGTCGTCTGGGAGAACCTGGTCAAGATGTACGCCAGGATGCTCCCGACCTCGCTGCAGAACGCCGTGTGGATCGCGTCCATCGATGTCTTCCCCCAGCTGGCGACGATGGCGCTCAGTGTCGGCACCGGCGGTTCCGCGGTCTGGATGGGCAACCTGCAGACCCCGGGCTCCGCCTCGCCGCCCGTGTCCATCCTCGGCCGGCCGGTCATCTTCACCGAGAAGACCCCGGCCCTCGGCACCACCGGCGACATCTCGTTCGTGGACCTGTCGTACTACCTCATCGGCGACCGGCAGATCATGCAGTCGTCCTCGAGCATCGACTACAAGTTCGCCAACGACAAGACGGCCTTCCGAATCACGGAACGTCTCGATGGGCGACCCTGGCTCGCATCCAGCATCGTGCCCCGAAATGGCGCGGGGGCCTTGAGCCCCTTCGTCCAGCTTGCGAGCCGGTAGCAGCTACTTCGCGCCCTACTAGGGCCATCTCGATCAACCCGTTCCGGACCTGAAGGCGACGCCCCGCAAGGGGCTTTTTTCATGCCCGGATTCCAAGTAGGGGCGCGGCCCTAACCTCCCGCGCCCCGAGTCAGCAAGCCGGCCTCGGCATCCCGGCCCAAGTCCCTTACGCCGCAGACAGAAAGGGGCTGAGTCCCCATGGCAGGTATGGAAGCGCTCGGGCGCCTCGTCAACCCGATCCCGATCGCCGCCGGCGCGGCGTTCAGCATGAAGAACTGCTCCGCGGTGCTGGTGGTGTGCACCGGCAACGACACGTTCACGGTGACCGCGTCGTCCACGTTCGGCGGCAGCTACGCTTCGCCGGGCAACATCATCACCCGGTACTACACGAACACCGCGACGAACGGCACCGCGACCTGGGTCAAGGCGACGCAGGCCGCGTCCAACGCAGTCACGATCGCCTCGGGAACCGTCGCGTTTGAGATCTTCGGGTCTCAGCTTCCCGACCCGAAGGCGTACCTGAAGGTGTCGGTCGGCGGCTCGGGCCTGGTGCAGGTCATCACTCACGACCTGACGTACCAGCGCGGCCCGGCGAACCTCGCCATCCTGGGGGCCTGATGACCACCCTGATTCAGGCCTCGGCGGTGCGGCTCATTACCGAGGGCTACCTCGTGTCGCGGACAACGGCGACGCTCCCCGCGACCGCAACCGGCAACATCTTCACCGTCACCGGCGGCCGGATCCTGATCGTGTCGCTGGTCGGCGAGGTCACCACGGCCGTGCAGAACCAGGCGTGCACGGTCGCGATCGGCTACGCCCCGACCGTCGGCACCGGCTCGACAACGGCGCTGGGCACGGCGTCGTCGGTCATCGCCGCGCCAATCGGCACGCACATCGGGATCAACCCCGGCAGCGCCGCGGTCGTGGACCTGTCCACGCAGGCCGGCGTGACGACTCCGGCCGGCCGGTTCCTGGTGGACGTGGGCTCGGTCACCATCACCACGTCGGCGACGAACACGGGCTCGGTGAAGTGGGACCTGATCTACGTCCCCTACGACACCAACGCCACCGTGGCGGCTGCCTGATGGCGTTGATGCAATGCCGCGGCTGCCTCACCAAGTTCGCGGTGGGGCTGCTGCGGTGCCCGCAGTGCGGAAAGGTCAGCGAACTGTTCGCGGTGCCGGAAGAAGTCATCGAGGCAGAGCAGGAGGCGAACATGCCGAAGATCAGCGTGCAGGGCGGCCCGTCGAACGCGCCCGAGGACGTCGCGGAGACCTCGGTCCCCGTCGCCGAGGATTCCGAGGCGCCGGAGCCCGAGGCCCCGGAAGCAACAGACGAGGCGCTGGCCGTAGAGTCGGAGCCGGAGAAGGCTGCCGATGAAGCCGCGTCGGCGACCGAGCAGGTCAAGCAGGAACCTGCCGCCGCGCCCGCGCCGAAGAAGCGCGCCACGAAGAAGACGGCCGCGGCCTCGGAGTCGTAGGCAGGGGTGATCCCCAGTGAGCTGGTATCAGTATCTTGACGTCTTGAAGTTTCGGGCGCAAGAGTTTCAGTATTGGGCTTCGGTGCCGCCGCTGGCGTGCCCGAGGTGCGGGGAGCCGCTGATTCCGGCGCCGCAAGCCGACGACGTGACCCTCTTTTGCAAATTTGATGGCTTTGCGTATCCGCGCGACTACGTGCGCCCGGAGATGCTCTAGCGGTCGCAAGCCAAGAACTAACGCCTCACCGTCGCTTCCACGCCTGAACAACTAAGGGGGCGGCGATGAGCCTTTCCGGCAGCGGCCTGTCCGTGGACAACCGGGACCCGTCGCAGGTCGCCGCGCAGATCACCCAGGATCCCGCAAGCTCACTGCCGGCACTGGCGGTTGGTGGCGACACTCAGATGGTCGGCAACCTCACGGTCACCGGGACCATCAACGCCACCGGCGGCATCGGTGCCTGGTCTTTCGATGTGCGCAACTTCGGCGCCCACGGCAACGGACAGTCCGCTACCGACGGGTCGATCACGTCCGGCCAGAACGTACTGACCTGCAAGTCGGCGCCATTCAAGCCAACAGACGTCGGCAAGTACGTCATGGTCAAGAACGCGCTGTCCTCCGGCGCCACCACCCTGGTCACGACCATCACCGGCTACACGTCGCCTTCGACGGTGGCGCTCGGCGCGAACGCCACGGCCACGGTGTCCGGCAACGGGCTGGTGCTGTGGGCATCGGATGACACCGCGGCAATCCAAAAGGCAATCAATGCGGCCTTCGCCTACGGGCAGATCAACGGCACCGGCGTTGTTTGGATGCCGCCGACCGGCAACGGCACGTTCTACGGCGTGGCGGGCCCGCTGATCGCAGGGGGCGCCACCAAGGCCAACGGCCAGTTGGTGATCCCGATTCAGGCGACCACCGCCGGCAAGGTCGTCTTGATCATCATGGGGACGACGGACGGCGGCGCGACACGACACTGGGAGCAGAAGATCCCGCAGCTGTCCGGGTCGACGCTGGTGTCGTTCGGGACGTTCGCGAATGCCACCGCGCAGACGAATGCGCTGAACGCTAACGGTCAGGCCGCGGTGATCTCCGGGCAGACCGGTGCCAACGGCTACGGGACTGACGCGCTGCTGTACAACAACACGATCGTTCGGATGCAGAACATCCAGGTCTACACCACGCATTCGCTGAACGGCTGGACCTACGGGGCGCTCAACTTCCACGGCTTGGCCGCGTGCGCCCTGGAGAACTTCGGCTACGGCACGGCGGCGACCTACGCGCCCAACGGCGGCGACTACCAGAACCCGAACGGCTTCAGCGCGGGACTCGCCATCGGGGTGCTACTTCCATCTGCTGGCAACAACGACAACAACCAGTTGAGGAACGTCACCTGCCACGGCGGCTACACCAGGGCCATTTTCGTCACCGAGCACACCGAATGGGTCGGCGGCACAATCCTCTACAGCTGGTCAGGGGTGTGCCCGGTCGGGAATTACGGCGACGGTGGCAACGGCGTCGGAGCCTCGCACGGCATCTTCATCGACCAGGTCAGCATCGAAGGCTGCAACAACCAGCTCGAGTTCGTCGGCCCGGGACAGTCCGGCGTGGGCCCGATGCTGTCAGGGTCTTATGACACTGAGGGCCAGTCCACGATCCGCGACAACTCCGGCGGCCTGGCCGCGGCTTGTGGCGAGTTCCACGTCAAGAGCAACGGGGTGGCTGCTTCTCCGGCGGTTGGCGCGGGTACGCCACTACAGCTGATCTGCGACTTCCAGTTCCCGGGCCCGGTGGCCAGTCCGCCTACTCTGACCATCAACACGGCGATCCAGAACCCCTACGGACGCTGGGCCAACGTAACGCTGCAGGGCGGCACGGTCACGTCAGTGCAATTGGGTGCCCTGATGGGCGGCGCCACGGCCCCGACTATGACCAGCGTCTACGCACAGTCCTCCGGCGCGATGCCGCTGCACACGGTGCGGGTAGGCCCGCTGGGCTGGATCCAGGTCAACGGGTCAGTAACGCCGACGACCAACACGTGGGTCCTTGAATGAGCGTCACAGAACCCTGCTACATAAGCCGCGAAGCGCTCAAGAAGGCCCTCGACGTCAAAGGGACCTCCCGCTCCGACGACGACGTTGACCGCGCCATCCAGGCCGGTTCGCGTGCCGCCGAGGGCCTGCTACACCGCGTGTTCTACCCGCGGGACATGACCCGGTACTTCGACTGGCCGAACTACACATACGCCTATCCATGGCGGGTGTGGCTCGACGCCTGGGAACTCGCGGCGATCCCCACATCGGTGACCACCGGCGGCCAGGCCATCCCCTTGGGGGACCTGTTCTTCGAGCCAGCGAACAGCGGACCGCCCTACACCTACTTCGAGATCAACCGGGCAACCAACTCCACGTTCGGCGTCGGCCCCACCCCGCAGCGGGACGTAGCCGTGACCGGAACGTTCGGCTTCAACCTGAACACCGCCCCTGCCGGAGCGATTGCTGCCGCCGTCAACGACACCACCACCGGCGCGGTCACCGTAACGAACAGTGCCGGCGCCGGGGTCGGAGATGTCATCACTGTCAATGCCGAGCGGATGCTGCTTGCCGACAAGGCGCTTGCGTCAACCGGTCAGACGCAGCAGGGAAGTATCGGCGCCAGTACGGCAGACCAGGCGCTGACCGTGCAGAACGGCACCGCCTTCTACGTCGGCGAGACGGTGACGCTGGATCAGGAGTCCATGCTGGTCACTGCCGCCCCAGGCAACGTCCTGACGGTGAAGCGCGGCTGGGACGGCACCACGCCGGCCGCGCACACGGGCGCCGCCATCTACGCGCCGCGGCTGTGGACTGTCACCCGCGGCGCTTTCGGCACCACGGCGGCCACTCACCTCAACGGTGCGGCGATCTCCCGCTACACGCCGCCGTCGCTGGTGACGCAGTTGTCGCTGGCTGAGGCGGAGAACGACCTGCTGCAGGCAGTGTCCGGCTACGCCCGTACCGTCGGTGCCGCCGATAACGCCCGGCCCGTCTCCGGGCAGTCCCTCGCCGACATTCGCGCCATGGCCTACGCGCAGTATGGACGCAAGGTGAGGCGGCGGACCGTATGACCGAGGTTGAGTTCCGCTTCTCAGGCCCGATGTTCGATGGCCGGGTTGTCGAGGCAACGAAGCACCTCGTCTCCGAGACGCAGACGACGGTCGCCGAGTACACCGAGGACACGTGGCGGGCGTTCATGGACGCCAGCTTCCGCACCCAGTCGCCGAGTGGCTACCAGTCGCACGTCAATATCGCCCGCCGCGACAAGGACTTGGTCGTCAACGACGGCTGGCCCGAGTCGCGGTTGGAGTACGGGCCCTGGCTGGAGGGCATCGGCTCCCGCAACTCGCCGGTGACCCGCTTCCCCGGGTACTTCGCGCTACGCCGCGCCTACGTGAAGGTCAGCGGCGAAATCGACGAGGTCACACGGCCGATCGTCGACAAGTACATCGCCGAGGCCAACGGGTGACCGGCCTGAATACCCCGGCCGTCATCACGGCAGCGATCGACCACCTGCAGCAAAGCGGCCTGTTCGAATCGGTGCAGGACCACGAAAGTACCTCGGCCTCCGCCGGCGGGCTGACCGCCGACGTCTGGGTTGCCGACATCAAGCCGATCCCGGCCCAGTCCGGCCTGGACGTCACCTCGGCAATGCTGACGCTCACGGTGCGGATCTACCTGAACGCCATGCCGCCGGCCGCCGAACTGGAGCAGACCATCACGGGCGCGGCGGACACGCTGCTCGTCGCGTACAACGAGGCGTTCACGTTCGACAACACCGTCAGCTGGGTTGACCTGCTCGGCCAGTACGGCACGCCGCTGTCCTCAGTCGGCGGCTACGTCACCGTCGGCGGCGTGTTCTTCCGCTGCATGACCATCACCGTGCCCTGCGTCATCGACGACGTATGGACGCAGTCCCAGTAGACCAGGAGGTGGCCGTGCCCGATGTCGAGCTGCCCGAAGCAAGGATCCTGCGGCTCCAGGAGGGCGACGTGCTGCTGTTCCAGACAACGAAGCTCCTGAGCGATTACGAGGCCGCAACGCTGGTAGAGCAGGTCGAGGCAACGTTCCCGGGCCACCGAGCACTAATCGTCCAAGACGGCGTTGAGCTGACCGTGGCCAGGATCGGAGGCTACTGATGTCCAAGACCTCGGGCCTCGGGAACCAGCTCTACCTGGGCGGATACGACCTTTCGGGCACCACTGGCTCCCTGTCGAAAATCGCAAGCCCGCACGCCACCCTCGACGTGACCGCGATCGACAAGAGCGCGTTCGAGCGCATCGGAGGCCTGCGCGACGGGGCCATCGATTTCACCTCGTTCTGGGACTCGATCAACGCACACCCGTCGCTGTCGGCGCTGCCGCGTACCGACGTCGGCGTCATGTTCGCGATGTCCAAGACGCTGGGCACCCAGGCCGCGTGCATGGTCGCCAAACAGCTCAACTACGACCCGACGCGCGCAACTGGCGGCGCACTGACGGAGGCGGTGTCCACGGTCGCGAACTCCTACGGTCTCGAATGGTGCCGGACTCTCACCGCAGGCAAACGCACCGACACAGCCGCGACCAACGGAGCCTCCGTCGATGACGGGGCAACCAATGCACCCTCCACGTTCGGCGCGCAGTTCTACCTTCAGGTGTTTGCGTTCACCGGCACCGACGTCACAGTGAAGATCCAGGACAGCGCGGACAACGCCACCTTCGCCGACCTGTCCGGGGCGGCCTTCACGCAGATCACGTCCACCACGCCGCAGGCGCAGCGGATCTCAATCTCGAACGCAGCCACCGTGCGCAGGTACCTGCGGGCCGTCACGACCACCTCTGGTGGCGTCACGTCGGTCACATTCGCGGTCGCCTACAACCGCAACCCGCTCGCGGGTCAGGTCTTCTAATGCAGACATCCAACGGTCGCCTGCCGCCGGCCATGTCCGTCGGCGCGTACAAGACGTACAACATCGGCACGCCGCTGGCGACGCACTGGACTGCGGCTACGTGCGCGCAGGTCGAATGTGAGCACTACGTGAACGGTTGGGCCCTGCGCGTGCAGGGCCTGTCGGAGCGGGACCTACATCTGGCCAAGACCTCGGGACGCAAGTACACGGTCCGCGATGTCGGACCGGGTGAGACGTGGCTGGTGTTCGAGCCGGGGCAGCCGTGTTTCGCAGCCGGTACGCATATGCGTCGGCTGGAGCGTCCCGAGGTGTTCGCGACGCGCAGCGGCGACTGGCGGGGCGACCCGACCAAGCGTGGCCTGCAAGTGCTGCCGGTGCAGTCGTGGGTCGATGACTGCGGCGAGAACCAGGAGAACCTGGCCGACTGGATCGAGAAGCACGGCTAGTAAATCCGCCCGGCCCGCACTCTGTGCAGGCCGAACACGATCAAGAACCTTGCGCCACCCGAGAGCTTCCGGGTGGCGCTTTTGCGTTTCAGGAAGGAAGTGATCCACTTGGCGAAGGCAAGCGGGTTGTCGTGGAGCACACTCTCCGTCGATGACGCGTCGAGCGCTCAGCAGGCAATCGTCAACGACTTTACCAATTTGCAGTTCGCCACGCCGCGGGCCGTGCAGGACATCACCGGCATTGACAAGGCGGCGAACGAGAGGCTCCTGCTGCTCGCCGACTTCTCGATCACCCTGTCCGGGGTCTTCAACGGCGCGTCGAACATGAGCCACGACGTGTTCAAGACCATCTCGTCGACTTCCGTGCCGCGCCTGATCACGATGGTGGTCAACTCCAAGACGCTCGCTCCGACGTGCGTCCTCACGGACTACTCGCTGACCCGCGCAACCGGCGGCGCCCTGACGTTCTCGGTGCCCGGAGCCTTGTCTAACGGCGTCGTCCCGGTCTGGAGTTGATCTTCGATGCCGAAGGGCTTCACGCCGCCGCGGACCGTCTACCGCCTCGATTTCGAGGGCACCGAGCTGGAAGGGCTGGAAGTGCGGATGCGCGGCGGCAAGCTCGCGCAGGCCTTCGACACGGTCCAGCTCGTCGGCATCACCGAGGCGAACGCAACCGCCGAGGACGCGAAGCTGGCCCTGGACCAGTACAAAGACCTGGCGGACCACATCATCAGTTGGAACCTCGAGGACGAAGACGGCCAGTCGGTCACGCCGGACCTGGAGGGTCTGAAAACCCAGGAGCTCCGGCACATCCGCATGATCGCCGCCGCTTGGCAGAGGGCGCAGGTCGACGTCCCCGGCCCTTTGCCGAGCGAATCCAGCAGTACGTCCACTCCGGACCTGCTGATGATCCCGATGGAGTCGATTCCGGCAAGCCTCGCGAGCTGATCAACGCCGAGACGGTCTGCGGGCTGCTGCGGGAGTTCCCCGGCTACACGTACTCGTCGCTGATGAACGAGGACGCCGCCTTTCTCCGCCTGGTGAAGATCGAGGCAATGGGCAGGCGCCCCGACCCGGAGTAGCCAGGTTGGGGGTGCCCTCCCCGCGTGGCAAACGAGATCGAAATCATCGTTAAGGTCCGCGACCAGGCCACGGCTGAGCTCGCGGCGATCGCAGCGAAGGCCCGCTCGGCAACCGCGGGCGGCAGTGCGGCGGGCGCTGCGACGGCCATTGAGGTCCCGGTCCGTGCGGACGCGTCCGGACTGGAAACGGACGTCGAGCAGAAGGTCAAGGACGTCGGCGAGGCGGAGCCGATCAAGGCGCCAATCGAGGGCGACGACTCCAGGCTCGAAGGCGACGTCCACGCCAAGGTCAAGCGCGTCAAGCCGGATGCGGTCAAGGTGCCGCTGGAGGCGGACGACACGGGCCTTGACGAAAAGGCGAAAGCTGCAACCAAACGGGTCAAGCCAGACCCGATCAAGGTTTCCGTGGAAACGGACGCCGAGGACTTTGAGACGCAGTTCCGCGCGGCCATGGACGAGGGCCAGAAGGTCTCCGACAACGCCGACCGGGCCATGCGCGGGTCGTTCACGTCCATGGAGTCTGGCTCGCGGTCGCTGCGTGCGGCCATGGCCGACCTTCAGCCGGCCGCTGAACAGGCCGGCTCCGCTGTTGAGGGCGCCGGCAACAAGTCTGACGAAGCAGGCAAGAAGGCCTCGAACTCCAGCGCGGGCTTCAGTCTTGCCGCGCTGAGGATGACCGGGATGATCACGGCCGCGCTTGCGCTGGCCCCGGCGCTGGCGGCGCTTCCCGCTGTCGGCGCCGCGATCAC